GCTATTGCAAGTAATCAAGATAAGATAGAAGCTATTGATGGACTGTACGATACTCCAGAAGAAAAAAAAGAACAAAGGGAAATGTTTCCCGATGCAAAACTATGGTAAAGGGGAACACACCATGTCAAGTATAACAGATGCAACAAAAGCAAAGATAAGAAAATTAATGGGTACAGGCACTTCTGACCTTTCAATTCTCAAGAAAGTAGAAACTCTTATAAAAAATGAATTAGGAAAAGATAGACCAACAGGAGCTAGACCAAAAATGGGTAGCAAAGGATACGGAGCTAAACCAAAGAAAAAAATGATGGGTGGCAAAGTAGCTAAAAAGAGGATGTACGGTGGATCAATTAAAAAATCTAAATAAAATCCGAAGAAAGACTAGCACCATACCTTTTGGTTATGTGTTGGATACGCAGGATGAGAAACACCTGTCTCCTATACCAGATGAACTACAAGCACTGGATCAAGCATTGACATATGCCAAGTCTTGCGGGTGGAGAAAAGCAAGCCAGTGGCTGTTGGCAAAAACAGATAGATATATATCTGATGAAGGTTTAAAGAAACGCAGTAAGTTAGGGACACACTTAGATGGCAGCGAAAGCCAAACTGGATAGGAAGGTGATACGTAAAGCCGTATCAACAAAACTATCCAACCTTAAAGCCAAGGTAAAAAAAGACTCAAAACGTGCTGTAAATGCACGGTACAGGGCTAACAAACTACAAGAAAGCCTTGGTAAGATAGACGCAGCTCTCTCAGGACATGGAAAAGAACCCATATCTGAGGAAGAACTACTAGCTTTACCAGAAAGAGTACGAAACCACGTTGCTGAGAACGAAGTTGTCTTTAAAGCTAACGATGGACCGCAGGCAGAGTTCTTAGAAAGTCCAGAAAGAGACGTACTGTATGGCGGAGCAGCAGGAGGAGGCAAATCATACGCACTTTTAGCTGATGTTTTAAGAGATGTAGGTAATCCTAACCACAGAGGCTTACTACTAAGACGTACTCTACCAGAATTGACCGAACTTATAGACAAAAGTAGGCAATTGTACATGAAAGCGGTGCCGGGGGCAGTATTTAAGCAAGCAAAATCTACATGGGAGTTCCCTTCAGGGGCCAAAGTGTGGTTTTCTTACGTAGATGACGAAAGAGACGTAACAAGATACCAAGGACAAGCGTTTAATTGGATAGGCATAGACGAAATAACACAATATCCCACACCATACGTGTGGAACTACCTAAGATCAAGACTTAGAAGTACCGACCCAAAACTTGGACTATATATGCGGTGTACGGCTAATCCGGGAGGTGTAGGAGGCTGGTGGGTAAGAAAAATGTACATAGATCCATCTCCACCGGGATCAGCTTTTTGGGCAAAAGAATTTGATACACAGAAAACAATAAGGTACCCTATAGGGCACGCAAAAGAAGGGCAACCTTTATTTCTAAAGAAATTTATACCGGCAAGGTTAACAGACAATCCATATCTTGCTATAGATGGGCAATACGAAGCTATGTTGCTCTCCTTACCAGAAGTAGAACGAAAACGATTATTAGAAGGAGACTGGGATGTCGCAGAGGGAGCAGCTTTTACAGAATTTAGTAGATCGCTACATGTCGTGGAATCCTTTGACCCACCTGATGGTTGGGCTAGGGTACGTGCCGGAGATTATGGCTACAGTAGTCCTTCTTGTATTCTTTGGGGTGCTATAGACTGGGACAACAATATCTGGATATATAGAGAACTGTATATAAAAGGTAGAACTGGTGAAGCTCTTGGTGAATTAGTATTAGAATTGGAAAGAAACGACCCAACCATGCAAATCTCTGTGTTAGATGCAAGTTGTTGGAACAGAACGGGGTTAGGTCCAAGTATAGCAGAGACAATGAATAGGGGTGGCTGTAGATGGATACCATCCGATAGAAACAGGCTGGCAGGAAAGATAGAAATACATAGAAGACTAGCTTGTGACAGTAGGGGACAACCAAGAGTAAGAATCATGGACAATTGTACAAACCTAGTAAGAACATTGCCTACATTGCCACTATCTAAACACAACCCAGAAGATGTAGACACAAAAGCAGACGATCACGCATACGATGCGTTACGATATATGATGATGGTGCGATCTTTACACAATGCAAGCACACCGTATTACTCTAGCAGACAAACACAACGGTATGTCCCACAAAATGAGGTATTTGGATACTAATGGCTGAAATAAAAAAATATGTACCTATAATTTTAGAAACCGATGAGAAAGATGCTCTCAGAGGGTATAGAGCATTATATGATGCTGTAGTTACTAATGGAGAAATTATAACTGTAAAAGAATTACAAGATAAAGCTAAAGCAGGTATACTTACTGCCGGCGACTCTATAACTAGCAGATTATATACTCAAGGTATTATTAAAGACCCAATGACTTCTTTTAAAGCTTTTCCACCAGAAGATATTGCTAAAATTGAAAAATTATATTCTGTTTTTTCTGATGCTAGTAAAGGGACAGGAGAAGCATTAAGAACTATAGAAGGCTATGAGGATATAGTTGTTAAATTTAAAAGCTTTTTTAATAAATCAAAATTTAGCAATCAACAATTTGGCTCATCTATAAATGAAATTATGGATAACACAGCAGAGTTAAAACAGCTAAAAATACCAAATATTGGTTGGTTAGAAGATAACCATATAAAACCTTTTAGAAAAGTAGGTGGTATTAATGAGAGACTACTTGCGGGAGACATATTTGTAGAATCAGCAGGTACAGGCACCCGTATACTAGGAGAAATAGACGGTAAACCTGTTATGAATACAGTGCTTAAAGGTATAGCAAATATAGAAGATCCTAGTTTAAAACGAGCAGCTATTGCAGCTTTATTTGGGCAAAGAGGTGAGGCCCTTTTAAATATGAAAACAAATGAAATAGCAGCAACTAAATTTAAAGGTAAAATAAGACCTTGGTACGATCCTAAAACAGGCACTATTCATAATCCTACTGATTTACCAAGTATAAAAGAAATTGGTGGAAGAAAACGACTTCCTCCTACTATTAAAGTTGGGCCTCTGTTAAAACACGTTCTAGATCAACAATTTATTGCATCTGGAGGTAGAGATGACCTATTTCCAGATTTACGACCAAAAGATTTAGCAGACGAGTTAAATAAAGTTGTACATAATACTGGGAGTATAACAAACTACCCAGAAGAAATTGTAGAAAAATTAGGTAGAAAACCTACTGGGTATACTGATTTACGAAGAATATTTGCCTCTATATCTATTAATGAAATTGCTAACCGAGAAACTGACCCAGCAGAACAAAAAAGATTAAGACTTTTAGCTGATAAAATGTTAGGCCACAATGTAAAAGCAAAAATGAATTTAGATGATTTAGATGCAACTATTGGTCAAGTTATGGATGGCCATTATGCTAAAATAAAAGGGGGGACAGTAAGTGCCGCAGATAATAAACTCCCTATGTTAATGGAACAATTTTTAGCAGAATCTATAGATGCTGTAAATGATAAAGGTGAATTACGGTCTAACATATTAGCAGCTAAATTAAACATTACAGTTCCACAAAATTTTGGACACACGTATTCTAACACTATAAAAGCAGACATTGTAACCCAACAACCTAGTGATGTTGAAAAAATTACAGTTAAAAAAATTGAAGTGCAAACACGTGCAGAAATAGAACAATCTGGCAGACTAAACGTACAACAACAACGTATGGCAGAAATAAATAATGCTTTAGAGATAGACGCAGGAGAAGCAGAATTAGAAGCTAAAGGATATGTTATAGAAGAAGATGGTAAAATAATTCCCCCAGAAAAGCCAGTAAAACTAACCAACAAAGAAAAAGAAGCTATGGACATGTTTGGTTGGGCTAAGAAAAAAGGCGGAGATATGTTAAGAGAAGCTGTTGGTGACATAAGTCAAACCGTTGATGAGTCTATTGAAAGTATCACAAGTAAACAAACCTATAAAGATATAGGTGAAAGGGCTATGGACCCAGACACATATATAAAAGCTTTAAAAGCTACAGGTCCTGCAGTTGTAGGGGCACTTGGTAGAAGAAACCCACTTGTAAAAGTTGGTAAAATGTTAATGCCTAATACTAAATTGGATGCATCTGTTGAAGCTTCAGTAGAATCAATGGATACAGTAACAAGAGACTACAGAGCAGAACAAGCAGCAATGATTGAAGCAAGAGAAGCTGCAGAAATGTTAGGTGACGTAGAGGCAGAAATAGAAACCAACCCACAAGACATAGGAGATGGAAAATTTGAAACCACAGAACAGAGACTTGAACGACAAATGTTTGAAAGTGGAATGTTGCCGGGATAGTTTTAAATTTATTAACAACAACAACCAAAGGAGACGACTATGAATAATATGATGAGCTACATGAACGGAAGTTTAAAACACGGAGCAATGAATGAAGCTAACGAAGGTTCATTACATCGTGAAGGATTAGATGGAAGCATTATGGGTGCTAACGCAGGCACTATTGCTGGACCATTCCAATCAACACAAGACTCTAAATCCGTATCTGCAAACCAAACAGGTGCATTGGGTACAGTAATGGCTGCTTCAAAATACACACCATAATACAATAATACAGAGGGAACAGTATGTCTGATCCAATAGATTTAACAGAAGAAATGTCTCAGAGTTCTGGGGTTATTGGCGTAATACAAGAACGAATGAGAGCTGCTGAAGATAGTAGACAAACGCATGAAGAACGCTGGTTAAAGGCGTATAAAAACTTTCGTGG